AGTAGAAGCGACGGTTGATTCGTCGAGGACGGCACCACCGGCACCACCAGTAGCAGCAAACACAACATCGAGGTTTAGAGATTTATCATGCAGTACGTTAGCAGCAGCAGTAGGTGCGCCGGTGTATGACTCTGAACCAGTACCACCAACGATCAGAGAACCACCATACTGGAGGAAGTTGTGTGCTGCCCAGAATTCGTATTGCCATGCTCCAGTAGGACCGGCAGGCCATCTTGGTCCAGTACCACCATCACCCTGTGGGGGAACGCCCGAGCCTGGGTTATCACCTTTGAATGGACCGAGTCCTTCTTTAGCACTTAATCTTTCCATCAAATCCTGAAGATTATTAAGACGGATAAACCCCTGCTTGCGTTCTGCGGTGTTACCGAGAGCAAAAATCAAACCATTTAGTGACATAAGGCCACCAACAGTAATTGATCCGGACTCGGTTCCGGGTACTATGAAACTTTGATCATCTATTAATACGGTTACATTTGGTCTAGCCATCAGTGAATCTCCTTGAAGATGTTATTTATCTGGTATATTTCTAATCGAATAGAATTGTTCTGCCCTTTATTTATAGATTTGTGTATTTTAGAGAGCATCACTATGCACCAAACCATCTATCTTCTCCGTCCCAATTGCCGTCTTCTTCTTCCGTAGGTACAAATCCAAAAGGAATCATATTTTCTTCGATTTTTTTAATTTCTTCTGCATATACTTCTTTTCTAACATCCCTATTAGATAAAGATTTAAAATATTCTTGTCTTGTCAACCAAGCAAACAATACCAAACACATTGCTAAGTCATCGTTGTGTCCATCATCTGCTTCATAAGAATTCTTCTTAGCAACAAACGTAACCAACTCATCTACAATGTCTACATCTTCTACAAGTAATTTGTCTTCTTCTAGCAAACTCTTCAATACAGAACATCCCAGTTTCTTCA